GGTGATATCTGGGTGGTTAAAGCATTGCATTATGGGGGGCTCTACTAAGTTAGTTATTAACTTATGTTTAAGATTAGTTAGGAGAAGGTAGAAGGGGTACTGCTACGCTACAGCCCTACTACTATGGGATAGGGTGAATAATCGTAGCAATGGTATAGTTAATAGAGTAAGTAGTGTAGAAGGTAAACTAGGTAACCAACATGGCGAGATCAGATTCTTTCTTTATACGAGCGACTATTGCAACCGATGCAGCTAACTTTGCCCAAGACTCAATTGACTTGGGTGCGTTTGTTGATGCACTAGGAAAAACAGTAATGCGAATTCATAACGTGAGCGTTTCATACGGTTCACCTCTGAATGGAATAAGCACAGTGCCAACTGCTGCTAATGGAGTTTGCGCATTCCAACTAACAACCCAATCCCAAACTGATATGATCGGTGCAATTAACCGTTCAACAATTTCGAGTGGCTCTCTTCTGGTAGGGGGAGATGGTGGTGGTTTGCTATCCGTCGTTACTGAGACGCTAGACATTGCCCCACAGAATTGGGAGGGTGGTTATCTGGTAGCAGTTGAATCCATATTCTTAGGAGTTGATCAGGTTACTGCGGATTTAGTTGACAGCGTAACCATTGTTCTGGAATGCACAGTCGAAACAATGACTGCATCTGCGAGCATGGCATTAGCGTTGAGTCAACAATGAGTTGGTTCTAATGGCAACTAATGAACAAATGTCAAGATTGCTCTATGCTCTCGCTGACACTTTACTTATTCGTAGCCCTCATACCGGCCCATTATCGCCGGCAGTCATACCATTGGTCGAAGGGATCGCCCTGGGTACGGCTGACATGGTTAAGAATAAAAAGAAAGGAAAGAAGGCAGTATCTGCATACAACAAAGCATTTGGCAAAGCATTCAAGCGTCAGAAGGATAAAATGACAAAAAAGAATGGTATGTGGAAGAAAGGATGCAATTCTAAGAAGTGTATGATCGCAGCTCATAAAGAAACCAAGAAACTATTGAAGAGGATTTAATATGAAACCAAGAAGAGTTCGAACCTTACGTGGACAGATCGAAGTATTACCTGCAGCAACAACTGGGAGAAAATCCCTAGTTGTTGCTGATGGACTAATTAATTATGGAATGAAGATCAATAAGTTTCAAGTTTGGGCGGAAGATCCGGCTGATACATTTATTGCAATTCTAAGTTATGAAACAATACCAGCAGGTTCAGGAATGGATGCCGGAGACAATCGACAATTCGGTTGGTCTGTTGGTAACGGTTCTGCTGAGATCCATTCCCAATTCCTAGACCCCGATCACATCATTAATCGAGATATGTTTCTAACATTAGTCGATACAGAATCTGGTAATTACAATTATTTGATTGAAATGCAAGTTTATGAGTTGACAGATGATGAAGCGATCATCAGCATCATCAAAGAGACTTCACAGAGTTGACGGGCAAATTCTTAAGTGTCATTCCAAGATGGTGGGTCTTATGGACTATCGAACAAAACAATCTGAAGCGTTCAAGTGGGCACACGCTATACTAACACACTTGGAACAGGAGACTTGTCTTCAAGCGGTTGCGACACTGGCCCATTTCTTGATCCAAGAGGAAGTGGCCCGAACAATTTTTCATAGCATACTGACAATCGAACACTCTCCAAGTCTGAAAAGTCTGGTCGATGAATTAAATGAAGCATGATTTGATGAAGACTCGCGTCGGCCATCGCTGAAGCTGATACATCTGCGAGTTTTAATTCGATAGCATCCTTCACCCAGACAGATCGCTTCATTGATTTACCCCTCAATTGATACTCAAGTTTGTCAATGACTACCTGGGGCAGAGAGATCGAGATGTTTCTATTGTGTCCAACCGCGTTTAATCTAGCCATTATTCCTCTTCCTCCAGTATTTTCCACTCTACCCATTCAAAATTGTCATCTTCCTCCAGTGTGAAGAGGACTGTTTGACTCATAGAGTCAACTCGCGACTCGTTATTAATATAAATTTCGTCAAAAATGTTTGATTCTACCGTTTTTTCTAAAGAATTTGGCTGAACAGGAGGTATTTTGGTCGGTATTTTGACTTTAGAGCTGCGCCAGGAGCATTTCGGGCAGACAGATTGGACTGATCCTTCTGGGTATTCTGTTCGACAGGTGATATCTGGGTGGTTAAAGCATTGCATTATGGGGGGCTCTACTAAGTTAGTTATTAACTTATGTTTAAGATTAGTTAGGAGAAGGTAGAAGGGGTACTGCTACGCTACAGCCCTACTACTATGGGATAGGGTGAATAATCG